GCCTTATTGGAGACGCGAGATAAGGTAGCCATATCAACAGCAGTGCGCACCCAAGTACCAACCCCAGCGGGGACATTGGCGGATAAGGTTGGCATGGTGATACCGTTGGGCATAATTTCGGACAAACATAGTGGTAGTAGGTATGCACAACCGAGCGCTATTGCTAAGTGTGTTGACATAATGACCAATGAGTATGGTGTGCAGCATATTGTCGACCCAGGCGATGTGACCGCTGGCATCTATGGCTTTCGGGGGCAGGAGTTTGAGCTGATACCTACAGCTGTTCCAATGAGCCGTAAGCTGGCACACAAGGCAACTGAGGCCCAAGTGCAAATAGCTGACTCCTATACCCCCAAAGTTGATGGTGTAATATGGTACCAGCTAGGTGGCAATCATGATTGGTGGCATGTAGTAAATGCTGGGTTGGACCCTGTCAAAATGCTGGCCGACCGCAGGGAAGATATCGAATACTTGGGATATGATGTCAATGGCTTATGGTTGACTGACAAAGTATATGTGCGATTGTGGCATCCTTCCGGTGGTGTGCCTTACGCTAAATCTTACCGACTTCAGAAAGGAATTGAAACCCAATCGTCGGAGGCGCTGAAGGCAGCAAATGAAAGTGCAGCGGAAGTAAATCGCATATTGGTTGAGGAGCAGGAAAGCTTTGTAGCCAAGAATTCAAATCAAGCGGATTTGAAGAAAGCTATGCGGCGGATTAGCGAGGTGCGCACAGCTGTAACTAGCGTGCTTATTGCTGGGCACTTGCATATTTCAATCTTCATGCCGGAGCCGCCCCTGATTGGACTACACCCTGGGTGCTTCGAGGGTAAATCAGGATACCTAAAACGCAAGGGTTTGGAGCCTGCTATTGGTGGAGTAGTGCTACGGTTCTTAGTGACGGACAGCGGCGAAGTGCAGCGGGTGGAACATACTTGGATTGGCTTCAATGAGATCGAAGATGACTGGAAAAATTATCCAGAGCCCCTTGCCGACGGTATGATAGATGATGCAAGGGAATTGGAGACATTGTATCGGTTTGAACCGATGGAGCCGGGCCAGCGGTTTCCAATTGAAGATCCACGCAAAGGCTTGGGGCCGGGGGGTAGTGAATACGTCGGTGGTAAGTAGAGAGGAGCTTGCATGCAACAGGTTATCGTTGTCGACTTGGAAGCTACTATGCTTGTTGACCAGCCGGAGGAAAAAAGGAATATATTTGAGCCCGAGATAATACAATTTGGGCTGTGTTGGTTGGAACTCAGAAGCCTGGGTATTGTGCAGACGATGGAGTTCTTGGTGCGCCCAACTAGCACAGTGCTTGGTGACTTTTGTACCCAGCTGACCGGTATTACCCAACATGATGTAGATGTCGGTGGGCTGGATTTTGCGTTGGTGTGTGCTGTGCTTAGGGGTATAGATACACATCGCAGACCGTGGGCATCTTGGGGGACTTGGGACAGAGAGGTAATAAGTCATCATTGTGAGCGTCTAAAAGTTGAAAACCCGTTGGGAAAAAAACATACAGACATAAAGCAATGGCATTGGATGTCTGAGTTGCAGGGACGCAGTAGAGGGGGCATGGGTTTGGGGGCAGCCTTATTGCGCATGGACCTCGAGTTTGAGGGTAGGCAACATACGGGTGGAGATGATGCACACAATGCCGCTAAAGTACTTGCGGCCATGTTAGCTAAAACACACAATGACGAAGAAGAAAAACCAACACTATCCGCCAGCTAGCGAAATTGAGATGGTACCTAAGCCCAAGGGCTGGAAACCTGCCAAGGACTGGCCCAAGGGACATAGGCATCATGGTTCAGGCAAGCCACGATGTGAGATGTGGTCACGCAGGCAGGGCAGACAATGTTTCCTGACTGGGGCTAAAGGTCAGCCTAAATGCCAGATGCATGGAGCCAACAAGTCAACGGGGCTGGCACACGCTAATACTAAAACCGGTGAATATAGTAAGCACATAGAGCGCCGACGAGAGCTATTGCAGATTGCCCAAAAATATGGCGTGCTTGATGCTTTGGATATGCGGGCCGAATTGGAGCAGTTGCGCCAATGGTTTTGGAGCATCGAAGAACGGATGCGGGAGGAGAACGAAACGGATTATGCCTGGGGACGGGTGCGCCGAGCAGCCAAGATGTTTGCTGATGCGTTTGATGAAGACGACTCTGTAGTTGGGGCGGCGATGGCTGGCCGTGCTATGTCAGAACTAAATGGTGCGATAAATGCTAAGGGTAAGGAGTACAGGCGTAGATCTGAGGCAATGGAAATACTTGACAAAATGCAGCGCATGGTGGGGGTGCAGTGGAGAACGATGGAGGGGGTATTGAACACTATGCGGGATGAACACTTGGACCGTATTGCGCAGCTGGCCATAGAATATGTTCCGGCTGATAAGGTGGATGAGTTTGCAGACAAACTTAGAGGTCTACGACCAAGTCGCAGACCGGATACAAGCTAGGGCCAGGCATAAGCGGCTGGAGCGGGGCGCACCTATGGGTAGGCTGGAATGGGTGCGCAAATATCGTTCCGAGTTGCAGCCTCAAGTACCTTTAGACTTCAAGCGGCATAGGTATTTGGAGCCCATTTATGACGACCAGCATCCCGTAATCATATTACAAAAGGCTGCGCAGATGGGCCTGTCTGAGTGGGCAGTAACAGATGCTATATGGTCGGCTGACCAGCGTGGGGCCAATATAATGTCGCTCTATCCGACCGACAAGATTGCTAGCCGGTTTAGTGTGCGGCGCATTGGCCAGGCAATAGAGGCTAGTGAGTACATAGAAAGACTGATGGGCAACACAGACCAAGTAGGGCTGAAAGAGGTAGCGGGCAAGTATTGGTACATTGTGGCGGGGGGTGTGCGGCCCGACGGTAGAGCGCCAAATCTGAAAGAGGCGCAGATTGACAGCCTGATATTTGATGAGTTGGATGAATTGGACCCACGGGTGCCAGCAATTGCTCTGCGTCGTACTAGACATAGCGAGCTAGCATGGCGGCGATATCTCAGTACCCCAACCAATGTTGGGTATGGTATACATGCTGCTATAGCTGACACCGATCAAAGGCGCTGGCATATCAAATGCTCACACTGCAATGACTGGCAATTGCTAGACCCATTTGTGAGCCTAATTACTGAGGTTGATGAAGACGGGCGGCCAACTGCTTGGCATAAGAACAGGCTGGGGGAGCCAGTCGTGCTGTGTACCAAGTGTGGCAAAGAGTTAGATCGACAGGACACAGGTGAGTGGATACCGACATATGATGATAGGGACCAGCATGGCTATACCTTGAATGGTCTACTAAACTCGTACATCACTTTGGAAGAGTTGGTAACTGCCGGTCAAGCCGATTCCGAAACAGACCTCAAGGAGTGGATGAATCAGGACATGGGTTTGCCTTATACGCCACGCAGTAGTGGCTTTGATTCAGAGATGATGGACAATTGCCTATCTCGATACACCATGCCCAATGAAGGCCAACAAGCTGTGATGGGGGTCGACCCTGGCAAGGTATTGCATGTCATTATACGTAAAAGCCTATGGGATGAAGGACTTGGACTGTTGCGGCGGCGGGCTTTGTTTATTGGTCATGTAAAGACATATTCAGGATTAGATGAGCTGGTGAAGAAATATGGCGTGCGTATGTGTGTGATAGACGTGGGCCATGATCCAACAGCGGTGACGGATTTTGCCAAGCGGTTTCCGGGGCGGGTGCGTACTGCTCGCTATCCTGGTGGCAAAGGCGGGGCATTTGAGGGCACACAGGTATACAAGGAAAGGCCGGACGATGAGTTTGAATATCGGGTGGATCGACTCAAGTCGCTAGACAGGCTCAAGACATACTACCGTTCACGTATCATCGAGAATCCGGCTAGCATCAAAACCCATCCTGATTTTTATCCGCATTTCGGGAGTATGGTGCGGGTAACTGAAAGGAGTGCAATTGGGGAAATGACAGCTGTGTGGCGGGATTATGGTAGGCCGGACCATTTTGTGCATACTGACAATTATTGCAATTTGGCTCAAGACATGATAGATGCCCTGGGCGGTGGTACCGAAATAGGAGAAACGGAATGGGCGGAGGAGCGCAGAGGGCAAAGATCGTCAAGTTGGCACCACGAGGGCTAGAGTACACTAACTCGTTGGTAACAAATGGCTGCCCTAAATCGGGCTGTAACTTGCTTGCGCAAATGTGTAGACCGCTGGCAGAACCTGTTGGTGGTGAAGGTATTGTTACCTTCAAGCGGTTTGGGTGGGGGCCACAGCGATATAAGTCTGAATACGTAATCAAGAAACTTCAACAGAGACTTAGACCCGGCAAGTACTTGGCCACCCATTTGGCTGCTGATGATAGGTTGGTGCTGGATTGGCTACGCACTAATAAAGTTCCGGTGGTGGTTATTACTCGTGACCCAAGGGACATATTAGTATCTATGGCCTACCATGCAGCTAGCACGAATCCGACTAGGAAGCATCCCAGGAAGGCAGCATACCAAATGTTGCCCAATTCAGAAAAACGTATGTTGGGGGCCATAAGAGGGGTAGGCGATGAGGTAGGCTTCCGGGCCTGGTGGGAGCCCTACGTTGGGTGGCTGCAGCAGCGGTGGGTGCAGTGCGTGCCATTCGAGAAAGCCATAACGGAACCCTTGTCTGTGGCTTATTCGATAATAAAGTATATCAGTTGGCGGCGGAATGGAGATGAGACAGAAGATGATTTGCTGTGGTGGGCGGCGCTGATGGTGGACGGAATAAACCCAGCAACATCTCCCACGTTTAGAAAGGGCACAGCTGGGCAATGGAGAGACGAATTTACCCCTGCAGTGACTGCTGCCTTCAAGGAAGCCATGGGGGATTGGTTGATTACTTTGGGGTACGAGCCGGATAATGCATGGTAAACTCAGGGAGCGAGGAACGTGATTATTGCGCTAAAACTAAGGGAAGTATACGAATGGTATTCGGAGCAAGTGGATAAGCCTGTGGGCGAGTTTGATCGCCGTGACAGGAATATGGCGGTGGCTTGGTACTTGGAATACTTGGATGACGTTGTGCGATCAAATCGTGTATCTCGCCATGGGCGGGAAGAACTTGTGGAGGAATAATGGCTGACGAATTTCGAGTACGAATTGTTGGGCTTGAGCATATAGTTGCATCGAAGCTGAAACCGCATCCGGACAATTGGCGTATACATCCGCAGGCACAAGTGCATGAGTTTCGAAAGCTGGTAGATGAGCTGGGCTTTGTGGGAGTCATAATTGCCCGTAAGCTCAGAAGTAGCTATCAGATTCTAGATGGGCATATGCGCAAGGGCACGCACTCAGACGAAAAGCTGCCTGTACTAATAACAGACCTTACCGCAGCCGAGGCCAGGCGGTTTATTGCTACCAATCATCCGGTAGGTGACATGAGTGAGACGGATGTTGATAAACTGATGGCCTTGCTGGGTGAAGGGGTTGACATTAGCAATGCAGAAGCTTCGCCTATGTATGAAGAGCATGTGCGTAAGGCTGCAGAGGAGATAATATCTGCAAAGACCAAAGCCGACCGGGAGGCTGGCAAGGGCAAGCTGCGGGAGCGATATATTGAACCCCCATTTACTGTGCTTAGTTCCAGGGGGGGCGAGTGGCAGGCACGTAAACAGACGTGGTTAGAGCTGGGCATACAGAGCGAATTGGGCCGGGAGGAATTAGGCGATACATCATTTGCTGGGGCCGAATATAGTGGTGCTGGTACAGGTGCGCCCAGCGTGTTTGACCCTGTGCTGTGCGAGCTGATGTACCGCTGGTTCTGTCCACCTGAAGGCCTGGTGCTTGACCCGTTTGCGGGGGGTAGCGTGCGGGGCATTGTGGCCAGTGTTTTGGGGCTTCATTATACTGGTGTGGATCTGAGCGAGAAACAAGTCAAGGCCAATAGGAAGCAGGCCAATGCAATGGTGAAGGCTAAGACCTTTATCCGGAAGCTGGCACCGAGCTGGGTAGTTGGTGACAGTAGCAGCCTATCTACGATGGGGCTTGGCAAATTTGATTTCCTGTTTACCTGCCCGCCATATTTCGACTTGGAGCAGTACAGCGATGACCCTAATGATTTGAGCAACCAGGGGGAGTATGCTGACTTTGTCAAGTTGTACCATAGCATTATCAAGCAGATGGGCAAGCATTTGAAGAAGAACCGTTTTGCTTGTGTGGTGGTATCAGATATTAGGGATAAGGCTACTGGTTATTACCGTGGTTTTGTGAAGGATACTATCATTGCATTTGAAAAGGCGGGGCTGGCACTATATAACGACGCAATATTGGCCACTCCTTTGGGTAGCTTACCCATACGCACGCAACATCAATTTGGAGTTAGTCGTAAGCTGGGTAAGGCCCATCAGAATGTACTGATTTTTGTCAAGGGTGATCCGATTTTGGCGTGCGAGGCGTGTGCGCCGTTTGATATAGAAGAGGAAGACATGGTGGTTGAAAGCTAACCATAGGAGGCATTATGGCAAAGGACAAATTATCGTTTGGTGAGCGGATAGTAAAAGCGTTAGGGGGCGTTACTGAGCGCACCTTGGTTGAAGAACGTACCCGCATGCACCAAGCTGGTGTAAGGGACGGAATGGAGATCGCAGAGGCAGCGCCTATTGGTGGTGATGATGAGTCACCTTTGACTGATGCAAGTGGCGTGGCTATTGCTATGGGCTACAAGCGCATTGGCGATACGCCCAGGGACTTGTCGAGCGTCAGCCAAGAACGTGCAATTGAAGCAATGTACCGACTGTGGAATACCAACCCGTTAGCTAAGGCGCTGACTGAGGTAGTTTTGGATTACGTGCTAGGTGCGGGGGTTGAGATAGTTGCTGAGGATGACACAGTGCAGGTAGTGTTGGACGAGTTTATCGAAGACCCGGTAAACCGATTGGATGGCGAGGGGTTGGAAGGCATGGTGCGGGAGTTGGCGCTGTTTGGTGAGCAGCTGATACTTACTTTTGTGCGCACTGGTGTTGAGCTTGGGGGCATTGCTGACGGGCTGCTGCGGCTCGGTAATGTAGACCCATCTCGCATAGCTCATATTATTACTGACAAGGACAATGTGCAGCAAATCCTAGCGGTGCGGCTCAAGTCTAAGAGTGGCGGCTTGGAAGATGGCCCACTGTATAAAATAGTACAGGCTGATGGGCGTGGGCAGCCATTTATGGGTAAGGAGAATTTGGCATTGCTGCGAGAGAAGATAAAGGAGATTGGCGACGAAGATCGTGTAGTTGAAGGAGAAAATGTAGCCAAGCTTAGGGAGGCAGTAACTGCCAAGCTAACGCCCGACCAGTATCGGGTGTGGGCTGTACATGAAATAGACGGAAGTAAGAAACGGGAATTTGAGGTCAAGGAATTGGAAGTAAAGGGTATTGATGAGAACACCAAATTTGAGGGTGAATGCTTCCTGTTCCAGGTGAACAAGCTCACGACGGGTGTGCGGGGCAGGCCGGACTTGCTGCCATCCATCGACTGGTTGGACAGAATGGACCAGACGTTTTTTGATGGCATTGAGCATATGGCCTTGCTGAACTATATTGTATGGCATTTGCAGATCGAAGGTGGCAGCGAAACAGCGCCTGAGCCTGAACTAAATTTGAAGATGCAGGCCAAAAAGTTCCAAAAGATGAAGCCCAATAGTGTGTATGCTACCAATGCTAAGGTCAAGCTGATACCACAAACCCCGGATCTGAAGTCCGAGGATATGGCACGGGTATTGCGGCAATTGCGGGTATTTATTGCGGGCGGCAATCGGATACCGGAGCACTGGATTGCTGAGGGCGGCTATACCAATCGGGCAACAGCCAAGGAAATGGGACAGCCTACCTTCCGCATGCTTACCAGGCGGCAGGAGTTTGTCCGGTATATACTGGAAACGCTGTGCCAGTATCAGATAGACATCAAGGTTGCGTTGGGGCTGCTAAAACCCGAAGTGCCCGTGCTAGATGAAGACGGAAAGGTTGTGGAGGATGGTGAGACGATAGCTGCTAGGGATGCCTTCACAGTAACAATGCCGGACATCAATGTAAGCGATACGAGTACTGTGGCCAGTGCATTCCAAGCGGTAGTACAAGCTGTAATAACTGCCAGATCGTCGGGGCTGTTACCTGACAAACCGGCAGTGGAGCTGATTGCTGCTATGGCTGACCTAATAGGGGTAGAGATTGATGTACAAGCTACGTTGGATGAGGTAGAGGACTTTGTGCCCCTGCCGAACATTTTTCCAACACAGCCCAAAGGTAAGGAAGAGGAGCCCGAGGAAGAAGAATAGGGCGAGTAATGGCCAACGCAGAATATAGGATAGCCCTGCGCAAGTTGCTTAGAGCGGACGGCATAGCAGACGATGCTGTTCGCTCTATTTTGGGTTCTGTGTCTGCGCTACGAAAAGACCTACGGGCCATACTGATTGATTCTGGATACTATAATATGAACTCGGCTGGACAGTTGATAGCTTCGTTGGATGCGGCTATGGCTGCGCACATTGGGGGCGTGCAAGCACAGTTGGGACGGGGCATCCAGTCAGCCTACGTACAAGGCATGCTAAGTTTAGAGAGCTTGGTCATGGCCTTCGAGGTTCAATACCCATTTGGTATTGCTGTGACGCAGGCTCAGATTGAAGCCTTCACCTTGCAGACAACCTTTAGTAAAATTACTATGGTGACAGAGGAGATGCAAGGGCTTATCCGGGCCAATGTGCTGCAGGGTTTGTACTTGAACCAAACACCCTTCCAAGCGATGCAAGGGCTTACTCATATCATGGGCATACGTCCCATGTATGGGCGCTATGGGTTTTCTGAGATTGGTGCCACCGGTATTACTGCTAAAGCTGAGCGCATTGTGCGTACTGAGTTCATGACGGCGCTGAACATGGGGTTTATAACTCGGCTAAATGAGGCTGCGCAAGTATTGCCGGATCTCAATAAGGGCTGGATGTCGACAGGTGATATGCGCACCAGGGACAGCCATCTAATAGCGCATGGGCAGATTGTGGCACATGATGAAGTGTTTGTAGTAGGCGGCGAGACTTGTGTGGGGCCGCATGATCCAAGCCTGTCCCCCAGGGAGCGTATCAATTGCAGGTGTAGGGCATACCCAATACGAGAAGAGTGGGGTGAGGAGGGCGAGCTTACCCAGCTGATTGATGAGGAAGTGGTGCGGGAAGTCGAACGTCGGGGCGAGGTGTTGGCGGAGCAGTTCCAAAATGGGCAAGAAACGTAAGGCTAATAAGATGCCGTTTGCTAGGTGTAAGAAGTGTGGCGTTCATTATCTACGTCCGTACGGGCACAAATGCAAGCTAGATTTGGATGTGTATGTGAAGGAATAGTGGTATACTTCTGGCAGGAAGGGTAGGGCGCAGTGCGGGCATCGTGTGGCCCCAAGGGGCGTACTGAAATGTGTGAGCGTTTTGGTAACACAACTCCAATAGAGCTGGTTCCCGTGTTGGGACTCACTCAGCTGGGGAGTTAGATGAGCGACCGGACCGCCCTACCCCTACTGTTTATATTGGAAAGGACAACCAATGATTGACAAAACCCCAATAGTGCAGCGGCTATTTTTCGACATCGAAACAGTGGCCCATGGAAAGGTACGGCAGTACATACAGCCAGTGGAACCTGACCTTAGTGCAGTAAAAGCCCCTGGTAATTACAAAGACCCAGCCAAGATAAAGGACTATGTTGAGCGTCGCAAGGTGGAGGTTGTCGAACAGGCCAAAGCCGACTACGAGAACAATATTGCGAAGGCGGCGCTGGACCCGGATTTGTGCAGGGTTAGTTCCTTGGCTTGGCGTAACGGTATTGAAGCAGACACCGAGGTAATGCTAATCTCTAAGATGACCAATACGGCTGAGGGCAAATTGCTGCAGCTATTTTGGGAGTTGCTTGCATCGCTTTATGGTCGCAGCGTTGGCTATGGCACTAAGCACTTTGACTTTCCGGTGCTGTTGCGGCGCAGCTTTGAACTGGGCATTACCGTGCCAGTGCAACCCGAACTGAGTCGGTATCAGAATGAAAATACGATGGACTTGTACAACGTATTGTATCCGGGGGGCAGCCCACACCTGCATAGTGCGGGCCTGAAGTGGACGTGCATGCGCTATGGATATGAGGATCCATTGCCTGACCAAACCGGGGGCGATTATGCCGAAATGAGCGCCAAGGAGCGTAAGGCGTATGTAGCCAATGACGTAGACCGGCTGGCATTTTTGTGGAACAAGGCCAACGGTGCGTATTGGGCGAAGGAGGGTTAGATGGAATTCACGACTTGTTACTCTTGGTATGTGGAGCTAGGCAATAATTATGACAACTTCATTTTCATTTTGCCTAGCGATGATTTGACTTTAGCTGCTAGGGCTGCCCACGCATATGTGGAGCAGAATCCCGATCGATTTGATGGTGCGTTACCTAGCGAGATAATGATTACGGATGTCGAACGGCGTGGTCAAGTATGGGTAGTTAGCGAGCTTGGCACACCCGAACCGGAGCCTGTAGAGCATGATTAGTAATCCGGAAGCATGGGAAGACCTATATGCAACCGGGGCTGACGTGTGGCGCTACTTCAAAGATGGTCGCAAGAAGGTAACACCCCATAGCTTGCGGGTGGTTATGTTTGGGTATGCTGATCCACTCATACAGGAGCTGGAGTGCAGCCACTGTGCGGGGGAAGGCGAGCGCTTTGATGCGGAACTAGACCGCATAGTTGAATGCTTGAACTGCGATGCAGACGGCATAGTGCATTGGCCGGTTGGCCCGAGTGTAGTGGGGCCTGATATTGTGGTCGAGGAAGCTGTGATAGTAGCTCAGGCCAGGGTCGGCGCTAGGGTTGGGGGGCAGGTTATTACCCACAGGTTTATATACCAGCGTGGATGTGTGACTAAGGACAATCGTACAGGCGGCAAGCGGCTTGAAAAAATTGGAGGCAATGGTGGCTAAACTGGAAACTAATGAACAAGACGCAGCTTATGTGAGGAAACGGGTAGTATATTGGCGGAGCATGTTCGCTCAAAACGCCTTCAATTGGGCGACCAGACGTATAGCTGAAAAGGAATTGCGGATACATAAGGAATTGGAAGCATTGCAGGCTCGATACGAAGGCATACGTCTTGAGCGCAATCGGGTGCGGGATGCTTTGGTGAAACAG